TATTACTCCTGTACAGTATCGTGGTGTTTGTTTTGACAATCGTTATCACTATGCAAACTTACCAAGGAATGGTAGGCGTTTAATAGTGGTCTATACATTCAACTAAATAGTAGATATGAGTGAGCATGATAACTGTGGCACACCAGATTGTTGTGGCGAGTGTGAAACAGATAATAACAGTACAACAATGGAGAATACAATGAGCATTAAAGAATTAATGGAAGAAATAGAAAAATTAAAAGCAAGAGTAAAAGAATTAGAAGATAAGTCTAACTAGATTATAGTTTATTATGATTGAAGCGTTTAGTCCATACTTTGGACCTTTGATATTGAAATTTAAGTGTCCAGAAAATATCGTCCAGTCTATCCAAGATATTTCGGAGATTGAACGGAAACGGAATCCAAAAAATCGTAGAGTTCTCGGTGAGTTTGATGACGAAAGACCTGAAGACTTTGTCGCTTTGCGTTGGCGTTTACCTATAGAGAATAGATTAAAAGAATATATTGATGTCTATTTAAAAGAGGCAAATGTGGATCGCTCTTATGATATTGAAAGTTTATGGGTCAATGTTCAAAAGCGTGGCGAGTATCAACCTCATCACAATCATGGCGGCGATATCTCTTATAATCTCATTATAACACAACCAGAGGGTTGTGGCGAGAGTGGTGTGTTATACTTCTCTTACGGAGAAAAACAAGCATTTAATAAAACACTATATAGAGTTGAACCAGAGAGAGGTGACTTAATCATCTTCCCTAGTTGGGTAACGCATTATGTTTATCCAACAACAAGTACACAAGAAAGGATTACCGCAGCCGGTAATATAAATTTAACATGATACATTTTCCAACAAACGTAATAGATAATTTTTGTGAGTACCCAGACGAAGTGGTCAAAATGGCACACTCAGATAAAATAGAATGGCACAAACATGAGAGTGGTAACTGGCCGGGTATGAGGTCTCAAGCGTTGCATGTATTAGACAAAGAGTTTTGGGCAAACATGATTAAGAAGTATTTAAATGTCTTTTGGACAAATGATGAAATGAACTCACAAGATATTCGTTTTGAAGCAAGTAGTTTCTTTCAGCGTATATCAAATGAATACACAAATGGTTGGATACATTCTGACTTTCCAGATGTTCATACAACAATACTCTATCTGACACCAAACGCAGACCCTAAATCAGGTACGGCAATCTACATGCCAAAAAATATTAATACAATGGTCAAACATACAGATGTAAAACAAAAGTATTATCGTGGCGAAATGACGAAAGAAGAACAACAACCTTACCTCGTAGAACACAATAAAGGTTTCGTTGAAGATTGTTTCTTTGCCAATAAGTATAATCGTCTCATAGGTTTTGATAGTCGTTTATGGCATGGCGTGAAAGAGTTTGATACAAACACAAAAGAAGAACGATTAACAATTGTTACCTTCATTCACAAAGTTATTGCACACGGACTACCAATGAACAGAATGAGAAATGTACCGTTGACAAGAGATTTAAATTTACCACAACTAGATATAGTATAGAAAATTTATTTACACATATTGAACAGGATATGGACAAAACTCTTATATATAGCATGCTGCTCTTTCAGACCACTAACCTCAACCACCTATGAAACTCCTCTCTGCCAAACATATAGAGTTTCCTGAATACCACAAGGTCTACAATCTGAGTATGCTCGGCAACAAAACGAATTATCACAACCCAAACGATAAACAAAAACACAATCTATCAAAGTTATTTGAAAGTTTAGATAAACATGGTATGACACACCCTATCATTATATCTTGGAACGCATATCAAGTATCTGTCGGACATCAACGAGTATGGTATGCTAAATCAAAAGGGTACACACACATAGATTGTTACCATGTAGAAAATCAAACACAATGGGAAAAAGTTTTTAATCATACAGCGAATGAGGAATATTTAAAATGATTGAAGTCAATAATTTTTTACCACAAGATGAGTTTGATAAATTAAAAACATTAATTACAAAGGAAGAATTTCCTTGGTATCATATTCAATCTATGGTAGTAGATAAGAAAGATAACTTAGGTTACTTTACTCATTCATTCTACAATAATAATTTGATTAATAGTAATTATTATTCTGACTACATAGTACCAATACTCAACAAACTGGATGCAAAGGCAGTTGTTGAAGTACGGTCTAATTTATTTCCATCTGTGTTCTTTGATAAATCAGAATGGCATGTTGATAGAACTTTTAATTGTAAGACGGCAATATTATATTTAAATACTTGTGATGGTGGTACAGAATTTAAAATGAACATACATAAATTTATTCAAGCGGAAGAAAACAAAATGGTAATCTTTAATTCTAGTTTAGAACATAGAGCATGTACATCAACGAATACAGATTATAGATATATCATTAACTTTAACTATTATGATTGAAGTAAGAAAAACAGATAAGTATAAGTCTATGCTATTCAATGATGAGTTTATACAAGGTCGTGTCAATGCGTCTGGTAGTATAACACTATTGTATATGAAAGAAATAATGAAAGTGTTTAATCATGTAGAGAATATCAAACATGTTTGTTTACTAGGTCTTGGTGCAGGTAATTTACATACAGAAATATACAATAAGTTTCCAGATGTAAAGATAGATACAGTTGAAATAAATCCAGAAGTGATAGAAGTTGCACACAAAGAATTTAATTTACCAAAGTCAAAACGCCTTCGTATTATACAAGGTGATGTCCATGATTATATCAATGAAGTACATAACTATGATGTAGTGATTGTTGATGTATATGACGCAGATGGTCAAGTGATGTTAGACAATCGTTGGTTACGACAACAAGGTAAATGTATTGTCTATAATAGTTTAGTCAACAAGGACACTTATGCAAGTTATATGACTGAACTAAATACTTTGTACGATAGAGTACACGAACAATATAAACCTAAACTCTCAAGCGAGGAGTATAATCATATCGCATTTTGTTTTAATGACTAAAAAAATTTTAGAAGCGAAAGAGATTACTCATCCAGATTTATACCAAATCTTAGACCTTAACGAAGTAACATTTAAATGGGACAAAGTACAAGGTGACTGGAGAAAGTTTGCAGATAGTCAAGGTATTAATTATAAAAAATTATTTGATAACATGGCAGAAAATGGTATGAAACATCCTGTAATGGTACGAAAAATAAATGAACTATATCGTAAATGGCAAGCAGGTGGTCGTAGAATTATATGGGCAAAGTTAAATGGTTATACACATATAGGTGCATATGTTTTAACAACACAAGAACAAGTTGATGAAATATATGCGGCTCAATATGATGAAAGTTATAAATAATACTACGAGGAAAAAAACATATGTTAGAAGTCGTACTAATGGCATACGCCATAACAATAATAGGTGGATTAATAATACAGTCCACAGGACTATCATCCATCTAAAATCAATCACATTGTACAAAGGAGAAATCTAATGAAAAAATGGATTAATAATATTGACGCATGGAAAGATTACGGTTTGCTTTTATTAGCTGTAGTGCTTTTTACAGGCGTTATGGCACCACTTACAGTAGTTAAGTGGGGTTTAATTGCTTGGGTCGCTTCCAATTTTTGGGCGAGATACAAAGCATAACAAAAAGGAAAATTAAATGATTAAGAAATTAATATATGTTGTTATAGTTATAGCAGCGTTTACTCTTGGTCACCACTATGGCGAGGACGCCGCTAGGTTAGTAGATAATGTACCTTTACCAAAAGTTACAATTGAAATGCCAGCGACAGAACCTACTGTAGTTGAATAGATTAAAATAAAAAAAAAGGACATCCTCACTTTTGTTTCAAAGGTACTTGGATGTCCTTTTTGTATTTTGTGTGTACGCTTTATCGTACTTGTTGCCTGTCCCATAGTGCTAGACAGATTACTTACTCTCACTTTTATTTCAAAGATACTTGAGCTTTCACCTATACGCCTGTACAACGCCCTACAGGATAAAAACCGTTAGGTCTTATATCTATCACATATCAGCAACAACTCCTTTCGTTGTGGTTGTTATCACTTGGTCAAAGTACGCCCAATATTCGCCTTCACTTTCACCAAAAGTTACATCTTTGTAACTTATAGAACCTAAGTAACCCATGTCTGTATCATACTCTTTTAGTTTGATACCTAACTCACCAGCAGGGTCTGATGTCGTAAGTCCTATAGAAATGTCTGTAATTATTCCGTCTCTATTGATACCTCTTTTAGAAATCTCAACTTTATCACCTATCTTAATAATCATAATATAAAAATCTTTCTGTTATAAATTAGTATTGTCTTCAACATAGTCAGCAAGGTCAGTAAACTTACTATCTAAGTTAGTAGTGTCACATTTAACTTCATGTTTGTTATTGAAGTCATTAATTAACTTAGTCATATCAATATTACATTGAGCAAGTAAACTATCGCATTTATTGTGTAACTCAGCAACAGCATTGAGTGTCTGTATCTTATTCATAATATAACCTTTCGTTTAATATGAGTATACCATATCATATAAATACTTTAAAGTCAAGCGTTATATTGACTTTTTTAATTAAGTGCGACATCCTGACACAGGTTTGTTCACTATTTGTTCTTTTTGAAAGGAGAATATTATGGGATTTTTAACTAAATTATGGACTATGACAGATAGTCTATGGAAACCTAAACCGTTAGTGTTAACGAAAGACATGGAAGTCAAACCAAAGAAGAAAAAGAAATCAACTAAAAAAAAATCAACTAAAAAAAGGAGTTAACATGAATTGCGACAACTGTGGTCATCCTTCACATTGTGGAACACCCTTAATGAAGACCAATGAGGGTAGTGAGTATGAAGTTTGTAAACATTGTAGATGTGAGGAGTGTACTCCAAAGGAATAAATTATGCCAAGAATGAGGGAGTTTACCTTTAATAATGGAAAAGAAGATAAAATAATAGAAGCAATGTCTTATAAGAAAGCCGTGAAGTCTTATCAGTCAGGTGCAAATAGAAAAGAAGACGGCGATACAGTTAATGTTTACTGGTTAAGTAAAAAAGGTAAAGAAGAAAGTTTAGTACAGAAATTACCTTTAGGTAGAAAAATTAGGCAAGCAGAAATAATTGAGAGAGAAAAGGCGGCACTTAAAGCAGCCAAAGCAGCAGGTGGTAGATAATGGCAAAGTTAGCAAAATCATTTGTACCTCATGTTTCAACACCTAAGAAGACTAGTCAAGGTAAACGAAAAGGTGTATCTTTCTCTACTATGAACAAAGCTAAGAAACGAGATTTCAAAGCATACAAAGGACAAGGTAAATAAATGGGTCAACCAGTTATACGTTCAGGTTTAGATAAACATGCTGGGCATGCCAGTCCTACTCCTAACCCTTTTCATCAAACAGCATACACAGGTGGGTCACCTAATGTCAATACTAATGGCGCTGCCACTATTCGTAAAGGTGACGCCACTTCTTGTGGAGATCCTGCCGTAGGTGCGAGTTCTACTGTATTTGTAAACGGTAAAGGTGTTCACAGGAGTGGTGACGCAACAGGTGGTCATGGTAGTTGGGTACCAAATAGTGCAACAGGTGGAAGTTCTAACGTAAACGCTGGATAATCTTTATAAATAGTCGTATGGCTATTACACAATCAGGTTATAGAGACGCTCAAACTACTAATGCTTCAAGTAGAAGTGTTAGATTATATAAGGATTTAGCATTATCTTTTGAGAGAAATGATAATACTAAAGATATAATAGTTAAGAAAGACATAGAGGCAGTGAAACAATCTGTCAGAAATCTTATATTAACTAATCATTTTGAGAGACCTTTTCATCCTGAGATAGGATCAAATGTTACAGCAGTATTATTTGAACCAATGAACCCTATCACAGCGAATAGTTTAACAAGAGTAATAGAAGAAACAATTGTAAACTTTGAACCAAGAGCAAGACTAGTATCTGTTAATGCTATTCCTAATCTGGCACAAAATGCTTACAATGTAACAATAAGTTTTTATGTAGTCAACATACCAGGCGAGTTGGTAGAGTTAACTACACTACTAGAAAGAAGTAGATAATGGCAACGAACAAAAAACTAGAAGTAACAGATTTAGATTTTGATACAATCAAAACTAATCTTAAAAAATTTTTAAGACAACAAGACCAATTTACTGATTATGACTTTGAAGGTTCTACAATCAGTTCATTGTTAGATGTTCTAGCATACAACACACACTACAACGGCGTTTATGCCAATGTTCTTGCCAATGAAATGTTTTTAGATAGTGCTGATATGAGAAACAGTATTGTCTCACATGCTAAACATGTAGGTTACACACCAAGAAGTGCAACAGCACCTTATGCTGATGTTAACTTAGTTGTTAATAACGCCACTGGTGCAACTTTAACTGCCGCTCAAGGTACAACATTTACATCTACAGTTGATGGCGTGTCTTACAACTATATTGTAAAAGAAGATACTACTACTACACCAGTTGATGGTGTTTATACATTTAAGAATTTAGAATTATACGAAGGTACTTTAGTTACAAACAAATATACAGTTAACACAACAGACGCCAATCAGCGTTTCTTAATTAAGAATGATATGGCAGACACAACAACTTTATTAGTTAAAGTTCAAAACAGTTCAACTGATACTACTACAACAACATATGCATTGTCAACAGACTTAGCAGATGTATCAAGTACATCAGCAGTTTATTTTTTAGAAGGTGCTGAAGACGAACAGTATGAAGTTGTATTTGGTGATGGTGTTTTAGGTAAAGCATTATCAACAGGTAATATTGTTTCACTTATATACATAGTTACTAATGGTTCAGATAGTAATGGTGCTAGTTCATTTGCATTATCTGGTAATGTAGGTGGTTTTACTGATGTCAGTTTAACTGTAAACACAAACAGCGTTAACGGTGCAGACCCGGAAAGTCCGGCAAGTATTCGTTTCAACGCACCAAAACAATTTGCCACACAAAATAGGGCAGTAACGGCGAAAGACTATGAAAGTAAAGTTAAAACAATTTATTCAAATGCTAAATCAGTTCAAGTATGGGGTGGTGAAGATAATGAAACACCCGTTTATGGCAGAGTATATATCTCTATCAATCCTGTTGCTGGTGCTACACTTACAGAAGCAACTAAGTCAGATATTATAACTCAACTAAAAGATTTTAATGTTGCAAGTATCACACCTGTAATTGAGGATCCAGAAACAACATTTATACAACCAACTGTAACTATAAGGTATGACGCTAAGTCAACTACTAACACAGCTGCAAGTATTAAGTCATTAGTACAAACAGCAATAACAAATTTTAATACAGATAACTTACAAGAGTTTGACCAAGTATTCAGACATTCTAAATTTATTGAAACAGTAAACAAAGCAGACGATAGTATTTTATCAAATATCACAACACTTAAATTACACAAAGCATTTACTGCTACGGTATCAAGTTCAACAACATATACAATTAGTTTTAATAACGCATTATATAATCCACACTCTGGTCACAATTCAGACATGGGTGGTATATTATCTTCTTCTTCGTTTAAAGTATCTGGTGATACTACAAATGATTATTTTTTAAATGATGACGGACAAGGTAATGTAAGATTGTATTATGTCGCAGGTGGTGTTAATGTTTATACAAACAATACACAAGGTACAATAGACTATACAACAGGAAAAATAACTTTAAATAGTTTACATATTTCTGAGGTTGGTAATGTTGACGGTGCCACTTCTACTACCATTAGACTAACAGTAGTACCTAATTCAGTTGATGTAGTTCCAGTTCGTAATCAAGTTATACAAATAGATGAAACAAACACAACTGTTACTGTAACTGCTGATGACTACGATACTACATCAGGTATAGGATACACAACAGCGACAAACTATGCGAGTTAGTAAATGGCAAAATTTGACAAAAAAATAAGTAACCTAGTTTCACGGCAGTTACCTGCCCATATACAGGCAAATCATCCACTACTAGTAGAGTTCGTAAAACAGTATTATGTTTTTATGGACTCAGCACAAATCACTTTATCAAGTGTTAGTGCCTCTGACCAAATAATATTAGAAGCTGCAACTGGTGGGTTTGTTGCCTTAAATGCAACTAACGAATTTGGTAAAGACGCAGGTGATTATATTCTTAGTGAACAAGAGAGTATAGGTGAGTTTACAAAAGGTGAAACTATTACAGGTGCCACTTCAGGTCAAACGGCAACTATACTTGCTGAAGATACAGACGCATTAAAATTATATGTTACAGAAAATAGTTTATTCGTAACAGGTGAAACTTTAACAGGTAGTACATCTGGTGCTCAAGGTATTCTATCAAGGTACAGACCAAACCCTAACGCACACTTAACACAACTGTTAGAGTATGCAGACGTTAACGATACTATAGATGATTTCTTTAAACAATTTAGAAATACATTTTTACAAACTTTACCAAACACACTTACAAATGGTTTAGATAAAAGACAACTAACAAAAAATATTATATCATTATACAAAGCAAAAGGTACAAAAGCGGCAAATGAAATATTTTTCCGTGCCTTGTTTAATGAAACTCCAGAATTATATTACCCTACAGTAGATATGATGAGAGTATCAGACGGTAACTTTGATACTGAACAAATACTTAAAACAACACTATCAGCACCTTCTGATGGTAACATGAATAATCTAGTAGGTAAAACAATTACACAAGCAGATATAGTAGGTAATGATACAGTAGATATTGCCAGTTCAGTTGTTGAGAAGGCAACAATATCTACGATATCGTTAAATGGTGTTTCGCATGATGTTGCTACATTTGTTTTAAATAAAGATAGTACAACTGGTACATTTTCAAGTAGTGGAGGTGACGCATTAGTTTTAGATACAGCTGCTGATGAAAATGATAATCTAATTTTAGATGGTACAGATAGTTCATCTACAAATGCAGGTGATAGATTAATACAAAATACTAAATCAATATTTTCTGGTACAGATAATACAGATAGTGATGTTACTATAGAATGTAATGTTGAAAGTATATTAGATGATGTTGATGTTACAGCACCTGGTCAATATTACTCTGTAGGTGAAAACATAAACTTTACAAAAGAAA